CGGCGCGACGCCTGGGTCAGACACAACGGCGTCATCTCGGACGCCTGGTACCGGGGCGAGACCCCGGACGGGGAATGGATCAACGTCACGATCAACGCCGGTCGGGGCCAGACCCACAAGTGGATCAGGGCCCAGGACGTGAAGCTCTACCGCCCCCAGGCGGTGATCATCCTCAACTACGTCGCCCGGCCCAAGGGCCAGGGCGAGGAGGAGGCCCATGCAGCTGCTTAGCCACACCTCTCACAGCGCCCGAGAGACGCTGGAACGCTGCGCACGGGCGTACTTCCTGTCCCGCATCGCCAAGGCCCCTCAGAGGCCCGCCCTGTGGCTCGTGGGGGGCTCCGCCGTGCACGAGACGACCGAGGTCTACGACCTCCTGAAGGTCGGCGATCCGGAGCACGGCTGGGAGCCGTGGGAGTTGGCGTCCATCTGGAACGCGGCCTTTGACCTCCAACTGGAGGAGGCCCGGGAGAAGGAGGAGAACGAGTACAAGTGGGGCCGCTCGCAGAGCGAGCCCATCGAGGTCTGGCGGACCATGGGTCTGCAGTTCGTTCAGTCGTACATCGACTGGCGCGAACGCTCCCCCTGGGAGATCTGGACCACCCCAAAGGGTGAACCGGCCATCGAGCTGGACGTGTCCGGGCGCCTGCCCGGCTGCCCCGTGGAGATCAAGGCGTATCTGGACCGGGTCTTCTGGGACCCGGTCATGAAGAAGCTCGTGATCCTGGACCTCAAGAGCGGCAAGAAGCCGCCCAAGACGGCGTCCCAGTTCGAGACGTACGCCGCCTTGCTCAAGGTCAAGTACGACGTGGACGTGCACCTGGGCGTGCCCTTCATGAACCGCAAGGGCACGTTGGGCAAGCCCTTCGACCTGTCCGAGGTCTCGCCGAAGGAGATCGGCAACGTCTACGGCAAGGCCTGGGCCGAGATCGAGAAGTACGCCCAGGCGGGCGACTTCCCGGCCAACGGCTTCCCGCGGGAGTGCTACCCGCTGTGCGACGTGCAGGCCGCCTGTGCGGCCCAGGGAGGGCCTCTGGCCCACCTCTACGACCCGGCATCGCCGGGCTACCGCCCACCCTTCTGAGAGGACGTATGGACCCCACCGTCATAGCGGCGACATTGACGGGCCTGGTGATCGGGATACCGATCGGCCGGGCCTTTTCCGTCTCCGCACTGCACCGGTCCCGGCCGGCGACGCAGGAGCCACCCGCTCCGGTCGCCTACGACGACCCGCAACGCGATCCCAACTACTGCTGGACGCACAACATGATCTGGCCCGCCTGCGCGGGCATGCACTGAGGAGCAGCGATGAGCTACCGCCACTCCAGCTACCGCAAGATGTCCGCCGCCGTGCTCAAGGCCAACCGCGGCGAGGAGCTGACCCGGGCCGAGATGAACCGGGTCCTGCACTGGTCGAAGCAACCCCCGTTGCCCAAGCCCTACGCGTGGGGCAAGCCCAAGGGCTCCTGGGAGCGCAGTGCGTGCAACGCCCGCCGTGCTGTCTGACTGCGACTGCGGCGCCTGCTGCGAGCAGTGCGGGCACTACCCGGGTTGCATCAGTGGCAAGGGAAGGGCCGAGAGGGACGATGCCGAGAGTCCTTGACCTGTTCTGCGGCGCCGGCGGCGCAGCGATGGGGTACCACCGCGCAGGGTTCGAGGTGGTGGGCGTGGACATCAACCCGCAGCCTGACTACCCCTTCGAGTTCATCCAGGCTGACGCCCTGGACTGCACCCCCTTCACGTTCCGGGGATTCAGTCTCGTCCATGGTTCTCCGCCCTGTCAGTTCGGGGCGGCGATCAGTAAAGGGACGAACGCTCACCTGAGGCACACATACCCAGATCTCTACCCGCAGGTACTGCGGATGTTGGAGCGCAGCGGCGTCCCGTACGTCATCGAGAACCCCGACGCCCGGCCGGACGTCGTCCTGTGCGGCGAGATGTTCGGTCTCAGGGTCATACGTCACCGCAGGTTCGAGCTGGGCGGCTGGACCGCCCCACCACCAACCCACAAGCCCCACCAAGGCCGTGTCGCAGGAATGCGACACGGCCTTTGGTTTGAGGGGCCCTACTTCGCCGTGTACGGCAACGGCGGCGGCAAGGGGAGCGTCGCCCAGTGGCAGGACGCCATGGACATCCATTGGACGTCCGTCCGTAAGTCCATCGCCGAGGCGATACCTCCGGCCTACACCGAGTACATCGGCCGGCAGTTCATCTCTCATCTGAAGGAGCAAGCAGCATGACCGACACCATGCCCGAGCAGACCACCGAGGACGAGCAGGGCTGGGGCGAGGACACCCCGGCGGAGGCCCCCGTGACCTACCCGGAGTTCCCGTCCAACCCCCATAACCACCGTTTCACCATCTCCATCGACGCCCGCGGCCCCATGCTCGTGGTCCGCGCCAACACCGGCGCGGACATCCAGGCGGCTGCAGAGGAGCTGGAGGACGCCGCGGTCGGAGCGGCCATAGGCCGCGCCTGGGCGGCCTTCAAGGCCGGTGCGGCCATGGGCAACGGTCTGCAGGCCACGCCGGTCCCGGCGGGCGCTCCTGCGGCGCCTCAGGCGCCGGGCATGCCCACTCCGCCGCCCTTCGGGCCGAACGTGTCCGTGCCGCAGGCGCCGGGCTTCCAGGCCCCGCCGGCCCCGCCGCAGGGTGGCTTCAACGGCGGCGGGCAGGCCAAGCCGGACCGCCGGGCGGAGTACCAGCAGGCGGGTTGGTACCGCCTGAACGTGCCCTTCCCGAAGAAGGGCCAGTTCGACGGGCTCACGGCCCAGTACCAGATGCGCAAGGGCCGCCCGTCCGAGGGCGGGCAGTTCAGTTTCAACAGCGCAGACAAGAGCTGGTACGTGGACCCGCAGTACGCGGGCGCCTTCGGGCAGTTCACGCCGATGCCCGCGTAGATGGTCAGACTCTCTCGTTCCGTGAAGCGGGAGGCCAGTGGCAAGGAGCCGCTGCCTCCCGCTTTTGCGTCCTGGGAGTCCAGAGGGATCAAGTTCCGGCGGGCGTCGGTCTCGATGCTCGCCGGGGTCCCCGGCTCCCACAAGACGCGGATCATGCTCAACGCCATTCTCAACATGGGCGTACCCACGAAGGCGTTCTCCACAGACTCCGACGAGGAGACCATCCAGTCCCGCATCCTGGCCAAGGCTGCCGGGCAGCCCACCTCTGTCACGGAGGGATGGCTCCGCACGGACCGGGAGCAGGCCTCTCGCCTGCTGGCCCCGTACGACTTCATCGACTGGGACTTCCGTCCAGACCCGACGCTGGATGACATCTGGCACGGGCTGTACGCCTACCACGAGACCGAGGGCCGGTATCCGGCCCAGACGGTCATAGACATTGCCTCCGACGTCGGACACGACACCGGAGACGAATGGGGGTCCCTGCGGGACCTCATGCGCCAGGCGAAGGTCATCGCCCGTGAGACGGGCACGCACTTGCTGCTGGTGCACCACGCCGCGGACTCCGAGCGCACCAAGAAGCCGTGCCCCAGGCGCTCGGACATCCACGGGAAGGTGGCGGCCATCCCCGAGCTGATCGTCACCTGCGGCATGACGAACACGGGCGATCTGCACGTGGCGTGCGTGAAGAACAGGCACGCCAAGGCGGACGCCGACGCCAACAACCATTTCCCCATGACGCTGAACGCAGAGACGTCCTTCGTCGGGGACTACGTATCCCAATCGCATGCCTATGCGAGCTGGGGCCAGCCGGGAGAGGACTGGTGAGCATGCACTACATCGTTCACGTCTTCACCGAGCCGCAGGGCTCGGTGAAGGATGCTCTGGAGCCGTTCCGTGAGCGCTACGACGACAACGGCGAATGGGTCGGCGAGTGGGATTGGTGGGTCGAGGGCGGGCGCTGGGAGGGCTACTTCGACGGCCAGAACCAGGTCCCCGCAGAGCGGGCGCGGACCGTCAAGACGCGCTTCACGTCGCCGTACGTCTACCTCACGCTGGATGGTAAGTGGCGCCCGAAGGAGGAGTACGTTCCCGAGGGGTTCGAGGAGGACGGCCGCAGGCAGCACTTCCGAGACGTCGAAGGCTTTGAGCAGGGATACCTGGACTACTTGGCGTCCGTGCCGGACGACACGGTAGTCACGACCGTGGACATCCACTCATGAACGCCCTCACGCTGGCCGAACTGCGCAAGCACCAGGCAGACCTGGCCTGGAAGGCCGAGAAGCTGCGCCAGGAGTGGCGGACCCTGCCCATGGGCAACCGGTCAACCACCATGGGCAAGCAGGTCAAGGCCATGCAGGAGCGGGCCGACGACTACGCGGCCATCATCAAGGGCCTGGAGGGCTGATGTTCTGGACGGATGAAGAGCTGGAGGTCATGCGCCATGCGCTGGACCTCCTGGGCGACGAGATGGCCATGCGCGGCGACGAGTACGCCGACAGCTTCGACAGGGCGCACACGTCCCTGTCGCTGCGCGTCGCGGAGGAGCTGGCCCGGCGAGAGGCGATCCGGAGGCTGATGTGAACGATCCGTTCGAGGACGAGCCGCAGTCGCGGCTGACCGTCCAGCAGGCATGGCGACGCGTGATGCTCAAGGCCCGGCCGGGGCCGGGACATAGCCGCCACGTCTCCCTCAGTGATCTGCAAGCGTTCATTGACCGGGCCAAGGCTGAAGGCAAGGTCATGTGCGAGGGCGACGAGGGGAAGTACCAGGGCTGGGTGGAGGGCTACCACGTAGCCCTCCAGGACTCGCAGCTCTACGTGGACACCCCTTGGGGTGAGAAGCGGTGAGGCGCCGCAAGCCCCTGCTGGGGTGCCGTATACGGCACCGCTGGTCCCGCTGGGCGTACGTCAAGGTGGACTACGCCGACGGCTACGAGCCGGAGATCCGGGACGACGTGCAGTTCCGCATGTGCAACCGCTGCGGCCATCAGGAGATCAGGGAGCGCGTATGCGAGTCGTGGTGACGGGCTCCCGGAAGTGGGAAGGGAACGCCGTGTATGACGCCCTGTGGGGCGTGTACCACGAGATCGGCGCCTTCCAGCTGATCCATGGCGCCTGCTCCACGGGAGCGGACGCCCACGCTCACCGCTGGTTCGAGATGGTGGGCAGTGAGCTGGGTTGCACTGAGCAGCGCTGGCCGGCCGCGTGGGAAGCCAGAGGCAAGGAGGCCGGTCCAGAGCGCAATGAGCGCATGATCGAGGCGGGTGCGGATCTCGTACTCGCCTTTCCTTTGCCTGAAGGGTCGGGCACACAGCACACCATGAGACTCGCCCGTGAGGCGGGCATCGAGGTGCGGGAGTTCACGGCCTGATGCACACCATCGTCATCGACGAGGAGCCGGGCCCGGAGGGCTGGGGCGTGGTCTGCATACCCCACGGCCCCCTGGGGGCCTGGGAGGACCGTGTGGAGGCCTTCCTGGAGGCCCTGAAGCACGACGCGAAGTACGGAGGAATGAGCTGCCGATGAGCGACAACCGCAGAGGCTTGCCGCACGACCTGCCGGAGTACGTGCCGAACTGGCCCGTGCCCGTCAAGGTCAAGGCCAAGGTGTACAAGCGTGGAGGCGTCTGGTTCTGGTCCCACCGCTGCCCCCGCAGGGGGGCCACGACCGTGGCCCTGGGCTACGCGCAGGCCACGCTGCCCGAGGCGTACGACTTTGCCCTGAAGCACGCCCGGGGGTGCTGGTGAGCGGCAACCGCAACCACGCCAAGGGCGCGGAGACGGAGCGCATGGCAGCGGCGTACCTCCGGGCCTGGTGGCCGGAGGTGGACCGCCGGCTCCGTGAGGGCCGCACCGATGACCAGGGAGACCTGGACGGCATCCCGTACACCTGCACGCAGGTGAAGTACTGGGAGAAGCCCAGGCTTCAGGAGTGGGTGACGCAGACTCTGAAGCAGCGGGACACGAAGGGTGTCCCGTGGTGCTGGATCGTCTCGCGAGTCAAGTACAAGCGGCCTGAGGAGTGGGACGCCTTCATGCCGCTCTGGCAGCTTGATGGGCTCGGGATGCAGTCCTCTCTTGAGACGGAGGCGTGGACTTGGGTTCGCATGGATCTACAACTGGCCGTCGGGGTGCTCCGCAACCTGATCGAGGGGGAGCACTCCCCATCGGCCCCATCCTGAGCCACTACGGCGTCGACCTGAATGAGGGCCGCTGGGGCAACGAGATGGTCTCGTGCCCCATCCACGGCGAACGCCGGCCGTCCATGTCCATCTCCGTGGAGAAGGGCGTCTTCCACTGCTTCGCCTGCGGGGCCTCCGGCTCCGCGGTGAGGCTCGTACAACTCATGGAGGGCTGCGACCGTGCAGACGCTCTCCGCCGCGCAGAGGACATTCTTCGAGCAGGCGGCCACGACGTACCAAGCCGATCTGCAGGGCGATACCAGCGCCCTGGCCTATCTGATGAGCCGGGGGTTCGATCTCAGGGCCGCCGCTATGTGCCGCCAGGGCGCCGTTCGCAGACCTCTGCCGGGGCATGAGCAGTACGCCGGCCGTCTGGCCCTCGTCTATCAGACGCCATCGGGGCCGGTGAACATCCGCTTCAGGTGCATTGCCGACCGGTGTGTCAAGGACGCACAGGGGCGCTACTTCCACCAGCTCGACCTGCCCGAGCAGCACGAGGGCCATCCGAAGTACCTGTCCACGGAGGGCTCAGGAACCAACCTGTACGGGGTCCTGGACCTGAAGAAAGACTCGCCCTTCCTCTGCATCGCAGAGGGCGAGATCGACCGCGACACGCTCTCCGTGCTGTGCGACATGCCCGCCGTGGGGCCTCCCGGCGTAGAGGCGTGGCAAAAGCACTTCTCGCGCTGCGTCGAGGACTTCGACCGCGTGTATTCCTTCGCCGACCCGGACAAGGCCGGGCGCAAGTTCTCCAGCTTCCTGGCCCGCGAAGTGCGGGCCATCCCCATCACGATCCCCGGCGGGATGGACGTGAACCGCTACTACTGCAAGGAGGGAGCCGATGGGCTCCGAGCCCTCATCGAGTAGACCCCGCTGCACGTGCGGGCACTTCCGCACCAACCACCAGCAGGCCAAGGGCCGGTGCATCATCCTGCGCTGCGAGTGCCAGGCCTACTCCTCCGAGCGGGAGCCGCGCGAGGAGAGGCCCGTGGTCTGCGACCACCCCGACAACGACCCGTGCGACCGCTGCCTCATGCCTCAGTCGTACTGCATCAAGTGTGGCTGTGGGCACGTTCAGGGTGAGCACCGCACCTTCTTGGAGGGCGGCTGCACGAACTGCCGGTGCAAGACCTTCGCGCTGCCTCCCGAAGAGCCCCCCATGACGCCCGAGGAGGAAGAGCAGGCGCCGGAGGACGAGGGGCTGTGCGCGATCGCGCACGCCACCATCGAAGAAGAAGAGGCGTGCGAGCGGGAGCGCCTGGCCGCCACGCTCCCGCCCTCTGAGAGGGCTGAGCTTCCGCCCTGCGGGGCGTGTGGGCACACGCTCTTCTACTTCGACCGCTCACCATGCACAGACCCCTGTGGCGCCATGCACTACCGATGCAGGGCGTGCAGGGCCGAACAGGTCCCTTGCGCCCTAAAAGCTCCGACCCAGCCCGAGCAGCGTCCGCCGTACGCCGTCGCGTACTCCGTCCAGGGCCACCTTTACGAGGTGGCCCTTTCTGGTGACGCCACCGTGAGGGCCGTGGATGGGGCCCTTGTCATCCAGCACCACCTGGGCCCCGTGGCCGGGATCGTGCAGACCCGGCCCGTCATCAACGAGAGGAGCGCCGATGGCGCTGAAGCTGAACACTAAGGGCGCCGTCCGCTTCTCCTGGGCGGACGACTCCATGGAGGCGATCTTCACCCTGAACCCCGGCGACTCCCAGGAGGAGCTGGTGTCCAAGCTGGAGCGCATCGTGAACTTCGTCCACGAGCGGGAGGGCAAGCCCCCGCTGCCCGAGCGCATCCCCGGCATGGCCCTGGGGATGGCCCAGACGGCCCATCCAGCGCCCTCCGGGAACGGGTGGGCCTCCGTGGCCCCGGCGGCTCCTCCGGAGCTTCCTGAGGACCGCAAGGGCGAGTGGGAGCTGTACCCGCCGGAGGAGCAGGGATGAGCGCGCGAGAGAGGCTCCTGGATGCCCTCAACGGCAACAGCACTCCGATGGAGCCGTATGAGTCCCTGATCGACGCGTACGCCCACGAGCTGGCGGAGAAGATCCAGGCCGCCATGGAAGAGACCCGAGCGGCCGACTGGGGCCGCAGCAGCCGCAGCAAGCGGCCCTACCTCCAGGGCATGGAGCGGGCCAAGGAGGTTCTGCTCTCGGAGGTGTCGGACAGTGAGTAAGACAGAGCCGTTCAACATCCCCGAGATCAAGGATCAGGTGGGCTTCCGCCCCACCGAGAGGGACAAGCAGAACCTGCGGCTGCTCATGGCGAACCGCCGTGTGACCAGCGTGTCTGACATCCTCAGGTGGGCTGTTGAACAGCAGGCCGAGCCTGTACGACAGGCCTGGCGGGAGGCCGCCGAGAGGCGGGCGAAGGAGGCGCAGGATGGCTGACAGGGAGTGGTACCGGGCAACAGGCTCCGGGGAGTCGTTCACCAATCTGGAGTCGGCCAGCGATTACGCCGAGGAGTACGCGGCTTCGACTGGCAACGACGCAACGATCGTCCTGTGCACCGAGACCCCCGTCCGTCGCTACCGGCGAACGGTCACCGTGGTGGCCGAGGACGTCACGCCCCAGGCGTGACAGAATTAGCCTGCCGGCTTCATCACCCGGCAGCGCCCCGGCTCTCCGGCTCGCCGGAACCTCTCCGCCGGGGCGCACCCCTACGGGTGCGCAGCGCCAGGGCCTGAAGCCCTCGGAAACGTGATCCACCCAAAAAGAAGCCCCCCGGCCTCACGGCCGGGGGGCCTTTTTTGCGTTCCGGGACAAGGGGGACCCGGTCCGCTGCTGCTCAGAGGAGGTTACCCCTCCCCACTGACATCCCCCGCACCTTCACCAGGCCCCCGCGCATTGAGCGCGTTGTTCACAGCCTTTTCGATCCGCTCCGTCAGGACACCATTGGTCTGATGCGTGATCTTGTCCAGCTTCTCGTCCTGCTTGTCCGAGCGGTGATCCAAGTGCTGGATCACGAAGACGGCGCCGAGGATCGGCGCGACCAGCGCGACAAAGCCGCTTGTGTCGGACCCTCGCAGGGTCAGCACCACGAAGCCGGCGATGACGAGAGCGGCGGTACCAAGCTGCAGGATGGTTGATCTCATTCGTCCCCCCGAAGGGATGGGGGCCGCAGGCGATCCAGCGCCTGGGCCGTCGGTTGATCGAGAACCCCGGTCACGGGGAGCTTGAAGAGCTTCTGTACGCCCCTGAGAGCGGCTTTCGTGGCGTCGTCCATGTCTCCGGTCACATCGACCGTGAGAGCCCGCTGAGCGGTGCGTACAGCCTCTCTCTCGCCCTCGTTGGCGGGGGCGATGATGACTCTGGTTGGTGGCCACGTCATGACGTGATCACGTCCGCGATAGTGCGCAGCTCCACCCAGAGCACGCCTCCGTAGTTGGAGGCGTTGGCCCCGGGCTGGGCTCGCTGCTCGAAGCGATAGTCGTCGATGACGACCAACACGCTTTCGTCGTTCTTCAGGTCCTGAAAGGCGACTGCGTCACCCTTGGCGAACACCTGCTCGAACTGGCCTAGGCGGGCCAGGGTGCGGCCCTCGTAGCCCACCATCTGGCCCGAGCGGTCCTTCTCCTTGTCGAAGCAGAGCAAGGGGACGGTGAACACGCGTTGACGCACGGCCCCCGGCATGGCCTTGAGCTGCCAGCCGTTGACCTCTCCGCCCTGCGTGGTATCGGTCCCGGACCGGCCCAAAATCAGCTTGAGCTGGACCCACTCCGCGGCGCTTGAGGGCGCCGCCATGACCACGTTCTCAATGGCGGCATTGCCGCCCTGGGAGATGGTCAGGATGGAGGTCTCCGAGCCTCCCGGCTCGATGACGGAGACGCCCACGGAGCCCATCACGGTCGTGGGGGTCTTCACCGTGATGAACTTGAAGATCTTCGGCTCAAGGGTGTTGTAGCGGACCCTGCCCGTGGTCAGGGTCCCGCTCGCCTCCAGCGTGGAGGCGGACTCCAGGTACGCCCCCTGGGCGAGTACGGACAGGGCCATGCGGTCGCTGTTGCCGAAGTTCGTCACGGACGACACTTCGCCCGTGACCTTGGTCTGCAGGTCGGTGGCGTAGGCGAAGCGCACCGACGGGGACAGGTCCCCGTTGCTCTGCAGAGGCTGGCCCAGGTCCACCCGGTACAGGCCGGACTGGCCGGAGATGGCGTTCGTCGCGGCGACGAAGAAGAAGCGGTCGTAGGCCGCCACGGCCTTGCAGCCGGAGGTGTTGGTGATCAGCAGGGGCCCGTACTGGATGTCTCCGTTGCCGTCGATCTGACCCACGCGGAAGCCGCGGGATGTGCCGATGCCGACGAAGGAGCCCAGGTACGTCGTGATCGCGTAGACGATCTCGCCGCGGGGGAGCTGGGCGGTCTGGATGCCGCCGGAGGCGAGTGTGGGCACGTTGCCCGAGGTGTCCAATACGAACTTGTAGATCGAGGACTGCGAGCCGGCGTAGCCGGACGCATAGATGGCGTTGGTGCCCTCGGCAAAGTCCGTGAAGGTGAAGCCCGCGTTCAGGTGCGTGAAGCGCAGGTTCTTCGCCGGGGTGTTGTCGCACTCATAGACCTTGTTGTCCAGGGCCAGCATCAGGCGGCCCTTGACCCAGCGGGCCACCACGTTGGTGGTGCCCGTGGTCACGAAGGCGGCCCCGGCGCCGTTCCCGGCGCCCTTGTAGACGTTGACGTTGTCCGCGGCGAAGTAGTTCGTACCGTCGGTCGTGAGGCTTCTGATGGTGTTGGCCCCGCCCCACGTGATCGTGGTCGTGGCGCTGCCCGTGTCGCTCTTCAGGACGTTGCCGACGGCGGACCAGTAGCGGTCCGTGCCGTCGTTCCAGCCCACCAGGAAGTGGGGGTTGGAGCTGGCATCGGCGATGCGCTGCGAGGTCTGCCGCAGCAGTGTCAGCTTGCCGTTCGTCCAGGGGTTGACGCCGACGGAGTCGTTGAAGCGGATGGCGTACTGGTTGTCGTTGGAGGGGTCCTGATAGAGGACCCCGGCCCCGCCGATCCATGAGGACTGCGAGCGCAGCCACCAGCTTGCGAGGCTCTGCTCTCCCGGGATGTTCTGGTTGTCGAACTGGTCCTTCTTGATGGCGGCGCCGGCCCGGGTCATGGGCCGTTCGTCAGAGATGGCACTCAGGAACGGCATGCCGCCGATCGCATAGGCGTACTGGACGCCTGCCAGGGCGTACGAGGTGGACGCTGCCGAGGTACGCCCCGACAGCGCAAACGGCAGCCTGGAGACGACGTCAGCCATATCACGCCACCCTGATCAGGCGAATCCAGCTGTAAATCTTCAGAGTGGTCCCGGTGGCCGATGAGGTGTTCTGCGACCACTGGACCGAGACGTCCCCGGCCGTTCCGGCCGTCTCCACCATGCCGAAGATGGGCATGCCGAAGACGCTTCCGCCCACGGGGATGCCGTAGGCCCTGATGGAGCCGATCGCGGAGGCGACCACGCGCACGGTGTCCGGGTCGGCCGTTGAACCGAAGGTGGCTGCCACAGTGGACCACCACCCCGCCGACGAGGTAGGGCCGTTGATGCTCAGCGTGATGTCCGGCGTCGTGGACGCCGAGGTGGCGAAGAGGACGCCTTCGATCTCGTAGACCGCATTGGCGACCACCGCCACCGTCAGATGCGGGTCGGCGCTCGGAGTGGTGTTCGACGTGATCGTGGTGTCCGCCGTCTTGCGGGCGGACAGCCGCTGTCCGATGCCGCCCACTGTGAGACCGCCCGCGACGACAAGGGAGTCGTCAGTCTTCAGCGTGTCGGCCGCGCTGCGGTACAGGTTGGTATCCATGAGCCCGGCGCCGTCGCCGAAGGTGGCGACGCCGTCAGCGGTCATGTACCAGCGGGCGCCGCTGTCGGCGCTGCGCTGGGATATCCAGGTGACGTCCGTGCCGTTGGGGCGGGCGGAGCGGAACTGGTCGTCCGTCTGCAGCGTGTTGGATCCAGCCCGGAACAGGTTGGTGTCCACGGCCGCATTGCCGGGGCCCCACCAGGTCTTGCCGTCCGCCTGGGTGAACCATCGAGCGTTGGCGTCACTGGTTACGCGCGACTCGTATTGCGAGTCGGTTGCCGTGGCCCGGGATCCGCGCAGCAGGTTGGACAGGATGATCTCGCCGGAGTGGGTGACGTTCCCCGAGAACGTCGGCGCGCCCGAGAGGATCGGGCTGCCCGTGAATGTGCCGGAGAGGGCGCCCGCGTTGATCGTGGGCGCCGTCAGCGTCTTATTGCTCAGGGTCTGAGTGTCGGAGGTGCCGACGATCGAGCCCGACAGGCCGTGCACGGCGCCTGTAGAGGCCTCGTGGGTGCGGAAGTCCGTTGCGTCCTGCGCGTTGTACACGTGGCGCACCACGGCGCCCAGGCTGTGGCTCTGGGCGCTCGTGCCACTGAAAGCCCGGGTGACCGTGAGCGTGGTCCCGGCCACCGCCGTGACCACCACCAGCTCCTCTGTGGCTGCCCCATAGTCCAGGGCGAGCACGTACGGCGTGGTGGGGGGGAAACCCGTGGTGACGGCCACGTTGATGGACGTGGCACCCGAAGAGATGCTGCCGCTCAGGGTCGTCTGCTGGGCGACATTCGAGTAGTTGTAGGCGTTGGCCATCAGGACCCCTGGAAGAAGGCGTAATTGGGCACGTCGGAATAGAGCTGGTCCCGCTCTTCCTGCAGACGCTGCTGGTACAGCTGCGCGTACATGGCCATGGCCTTGGCCGCCGAGGCCGGCGGCACCAGCGGAGCCCGCTCCGTGGCCTCCACGGCCTGCATCTGC